CCAATAGGGGTCGATCTGGACGATGCCCTTATAGCTGCCTGGGCGGATGCCGTCGGGGTTGAACGGGGCAGCGTAATCGATGCCATCGACGAGGAACAGCGCGTGGCGAATCCCGAAGATGCGTGATTTTTTCATGAATATGCGGGCATGCTCTTTCACGCCCATGCGCTTATCGGCGCGGCGGATGGCGTTGGCCACATCGGGATCCAGCTTCTCGCCGTCGTCGAACAGCACGTCGTATCCGTTGCGCACGGCGTCTGCCGCCGGTTGGCCGCATACCTTGTCGATGAGCCAGTTCTGCGACAATATCGCGCACATCTGCCANCCGATNAAGCCTTGCGACGCATAGAATTCAAGCTGTGGTATTGGCACCCAGCCNCCCTTGGCGTTGGCCATTTTCGCCTGCGTCAGATCGGGGTATGCTTCATCGAGCGCGAACGTCGGCCCACCGTTATCGCCCACACCGGCCGGCATCTGCGGCACCAGTGATTCGACGCCACGCTGGAACGTCATGGCCATAGCGGCCTGCTGGCGGCGCATCAGCGATAGGCGGTTACTCGGGCGGTCGTTGGCGGCGCCAGTGGCGAACGCGGTGTCACGAACGGTTGGGGTAGCCGTTACTGGATCTTGCTTCGGCGCGAAAACTCTCTGAAACCAACTAGCCACCAAGGTGTGCTCCGCGCTTGTGTTGTATGACTTTGTCGAGTGCGTAGCGTACCGCATCCCAGCAATGGTTGTCTGCATCGACTATATCAGTCGTTACCTCGCCCGTCAAACGGTCGACTTTGTACTTGTAGTTTTTGGCTTCTTTTTCGGTTTCTTTACAGCGTGGGTGGATGATGATTGCGCGGTAGCCTTTGATGTGCGCGATGCCATCCTCGACCGAACCGGACCACTTCTTCGCCGCCTCAATCAAGTATCCGTCGTTTTTCACGTGGCTGATCGTTTCTGGACGGGAGCAATCGGCTAGGCACTTCGTGCTGCGCGCATTCGGGATCTGGTCGAACAGCGTGCCTATGTCGTTGTTTTCCACGCCCTTGCCGAACGCTTCATATTCAATATATAAATCAGACGGATAGTGTGCAATCTGCTTGCCCTTATCGTTTTTGCGGTAGATCGGCACGATATCGGAGCGCACCCAGCATCGCACACGCACGGTGGGGTCAGTGCTGAATCCCCAGTCGGCTCCATCGTATGGGCCAGACCATTTGTACGGACCAACGTTCGGTTCAAGCGCCTCGATGCGATAGCGCGCACCGAAAATCGATGCCTTCGACACTTTGCGGCATGCGCCCAGCCAGACGTGGTTATATTCGGCCTGCGCTTCCTCGCGCAAATCCTCGTTGGCCGCGTTCTCAATAGCGAACAGCGCCTCCTGACGCTCCTCCTCCAGCTCGGGCGGAAAGAACGGGTTTTCGTCGAAATTCACGTGGCGGACGATAGCGGCGCGAGGTGTTTTCACCGTCGCCAGCTGGTTCGTGGGCGACCGTTCGTCCTCGGGGTTGTAGTCGATCCAGAACTTCGAACCCTTCGCACGAATCGTGGGGCGCAAGACGCGCCAGCTGCGATCGCCCATGTCCTCGGCTTCGGCGACCCACACGTCAGTTACGCCCTCCATGGATTTTACGCTTTGCACGGTGAGGTCGTTCAGGCCGCGAAACAGGAACTCGCTGTCGCTGACCTTGGACCGGATGTGGTTGGCGGTGATTTCGAAGAACTCGCTATAGCCGAGGTTTTCGATCTGGTCGCACAGCACGCGGTGTACGGATTCGGCGATGGAGTTCTGCACAGAGCGGGTGCATAGGATTCGGCTGTTTTGCGTGTGGGCTTTGTAAATCAGTCGGCGGGCTATTTGCCACGTCGCGCCCTTGCCACGGCCACCCTTGGCGATGTAGAAGCGAACCGGCAGTCCTTCGGGCGTGTAATCATCGTAGAGGAAATCAAACGCCGGCACCATCTCCGGTTTCGATAGCCCGCCCATCTTCTTCCGAAGCATTGCCTTCGCCGTCTCCCGACGTTTCCACTCCGCCACNGCCACCGCTTTCATTTTCAATGGTGAGAGGCTCACTGATGTATCGGAGAAGTTCTGCATCGCTCATGCCCATGATGTTTTTAATCTCGATGTTAATATTGGTGGTCGCCACCTTCCCGTCAACCTGCTCAGTGAGGTATTCAACCGAGCGCATGTCGGCTTTGGTGGCTTTGGCTATGACGTTGAACATTACGAACTGGGCCACGGTCGGTTCGTCGGGCAGTTCGAGCTTCATTTTGCCGTCCTTGTCCTTGCCCATTTTCTGGCGGGACAGGTAGCGCGCTGCTTCGCGGTAGCTGCCACCGGTCATGCCTAATTCACCGCCCGTTGGATTGCCGCGCACACCTCCGAAGGCCGTCTCGAGGTTCTGGCGCAGCTCGTTCACGCGCTGGATATTTGCAGCGGTGTTCGGATGCTTGCCCCGTGCGTATTTCACCGGCTCCGCGACAGGCTCTACTGTCACATTATCCTCGCTCACGCACTGCTCCGTTCGGCGAAGGTTTCACCGGTGGCTTGCAGCCGCGCCTGTTGGCCTGTGAATGCCTGCCAGCGGTTTACGATTACGTCGACGTAGATGGGGTCCAGCTCGAGCAGTCGGGCTGCGCGTTTCGTTTTTTCGCATGCAATCAGCGTGCTGCCGGAGCCGCCGAAGCTGTCGAGCACAATATCGCCCTCATGGGTGTTGTTCCCAATCTGGTATTCCATGAGCTCGACGGGCTTCATGGTGGGGTGCTCGCCGTTGCGCTGGGGTTTGTTGCACTCGATGATTGTGCTTTGCTTGCGGTCGCTGGTCCACAGGTGTGCGGCGCCATCCTTCCACCCATAGAGGCACGGCTCATGCTTCCAGTGGTAATCCTGACGGCCCATGACGATGGTGTTCTTCAGCCAGATTATGCACTGGCGAACCTTCCAGCCCACGTCTTGGCATGCACCTCGGAAATTGTATCCCTCGCTGTCGGCGTGCCAGACGTAAAACACCGCGCCAGGCTTCATGACCTGATCGGCTGTTCGCATGGCGTCGACGAGGAACTGGCGGAAATCTATATTGGCCATCGAATTGTTTTTGATTTTTAGCCCATTGGTTCGTTCGGGGTCCCCCCTATTGCCTCCCTGTATAGCCACGTTGTACGGCGGGTCGGTGAGCAGCATAGCGGCCAGTTCGCCAGCCATGAGCTCGGCCATATCTTGCGGTTTAGTCGAGTCGCCACACATCACCCGATGCTCCCCAAGCAGCCACACATCACCCGATGCGGACACCGGCTTTACGGGCGTTTCTGGCAGGTCGTCCTCGTCGGTCAGCCCGTCCACGGAGGTGCGCTCCAGTTTCCCTAGATCGGCGTCTGTGAGGCCTATTTCTGCAAGCTCCGCGAATGGCAGCAACTCACCCAACGATTCCAACTCCCACTGCCCATACGCCAAGTTGTCGCGCACCAGAATCCGCTTGAATTGCTCGTCCGATATTTCGCGGTCCGGCACCAGCACTTCGATTGACTCATAGCCCAGCTGCTTCAGCGCTTTTATGCGTTGGTGACCACCGATAACCCGCAAGTCTTGCGTGGCCAGTATGCGCTGGTGATAGCCGTCCTGTTCCAGCGAATTCTTCAGATGCTTGAAGTCATCAGCGGTGATGCGTCGTGGGTTGGCTTCGAATGGCACGAGGTCGGCCACGAGAACTTGGCGCTGTGCCCAATGGATGGGGGTGTTTTGGCCTATTACGTTTTCCATGATTTTGATAATCATAGATTTTGGATTCGCTGTCAAGGGCTATAGGAGGGCGAGCTTGCGGTAGCACGAAGGGGCTGGGGATGTGCCGCCAGCATATTCGGCGGATATTACCCACACGGTGACGCGTTTGCCGTTTATTATTTCCGTTGTTTTTTGGGGTTTTAACTTGCGAATATTTTGTGCGTAGTGGATTGCCCGTATAATATCCGTTAGCGGCCTCTGGAAGTGGGCGGATAGCTCTTGGTGTGTTTTGGTTTTATTCAGCGACAGGAGTTCACGGAGCCGTTTACGCGTCCAGAAGGATTTTGATGCTGGCATACAGCTCCCCGTAAGTTGGAAGATTCGTAGCATAATCGGGATGTTGGGCGCAAGCTGGAAATGAGAATGGTTGTTTGAGTGCAAAAGTACAGAAAACAAAAAAGGCCGACTGTAATGGTTTCTGTAACGTTTTCTGCTATCTATACTCCTGTTATATATATATATTATTCTTAATTACAGATAAATAATAATAATATACGTCTACGTGTATGTGTGTGTGCAGGCAGGCACATGTGTAATAGGTTCGTGTCATGTGTGTTCTACGAGGGCGTATTTTATTAATCTGTGGCGCACAATAAGCGTTTGAAATTTATAAATATGCTATACAGAAATCGTTTGAAAAATTGATTTTGTCGCATACACGCGCGTAACGCACACATGACGCACGCGCGAGGCTGGTCGGCTTCTCGTGCGCGAGTGCGCGAGTGCGCACGCGCGAGGGCTTCGTGAAAATCCTGTAAAAAGAACTTGCACCAGCGTAAGGATCCGCTATGACGGGTGGGCACATCGAGAAATAAAAATAGGGTTCAATATGAAGCACATCGAAGAATTTCTAGCCGCCATCACCGCCGCAGGCTACCGCCTCCCAGCCGGACGCACGATTGAAGCCGACGATAAATTCCACCGCCTGATGTTCGGCGATGAGAAACAGTCATCTGGTCGCTACAGCCTGAAAATCGTCACGGGTGATTTTGCCATCGGGACGTATGGCAGCGATAAGGATTCTGGTGGGTTCAAAAAATGGCACTCGAAGGCAGCGGCAGAAACGGCCTTAACGCGCGAAGAGAGGGTCGCTATGCGTCAGGAGGCCGAGCGCTACCGACAAGAGCGTGAAAAGGCCACAGAATTGAAACAGCAGCGTATTGGGGTCAAGCTGGAGAAGGCCACGCGCGGGATGGCACTGGCGTCTGAGGACCACCAGTACCTGAAAAACAAGGGAGTGCGACCCCATGGCGTCCTGCGCCGCGCGAAGGGTAACGAACTGATTGTCCGCATGTATTCGGCGCAGGGACAGCTGATGAACGTGCAGCGGATTTACCCGAACGGCTGGAAAGGATTCTGGAAGGGGGCGAAGGTGCTGGGGAGTTGCTTCCCGATCGGCGCTTATAACTACCTGCCTGGTGCGCCACTGGTGATATGCGAGGGATTTGCCACCGGCGCCAGCGTCCACGAAATCACTGGACTTCC